AGCGTTCCACTCGCTGAGGCGCCTTCAGCATTCCATACAGAGCTTACAGATGCTGTAATAAAGTTGGCAACGTCTAAGTCCCTAAAGACTCTCACGTCCCTTCCTATGCCCTCATCGAAGGATTGAGATAGTGGAAAAACAGCTATTGTAAAATTCGATGGAACAGTGTGTCCTTGGGACACGTCCTTCATCTTAAGCGTAGCTTTAAAAGTATTGTCAGAAAGGTCTAGGATCGAGCCTGTAAGGCTTCGAAGTGGATCTAAATCAAAGTGAATCAGAAGTCTTGATATTTCATCTACATTATTGACGCCAGATATAGAAGACTCATCATAAAGCTTGAATAAGTCAAGTGTTCCAGCAAGACCGACATTTGCATCCGTAACTCGACTTCCGTTGATTACCTTATTGGTAATCATTGTATCTTTATCAGATTTTAATCTTTTATACATTAGACTCCATTTCCTGATATGTCAAAATTAGGGTACTTCAATTCAAATATTCCACCATCTGGAGGGAACAACATTCCCTTCATTGTATTTGTTGATACATTAATTGTATTGCTACTATATAGTCTTTCCTTAATTCTGCCGCTAAGATTTCTAAACTTTAAGTTTGTTACAGAAATGACACCAGGATTATTGAACACTATATTTCTTACATCAGAGATTCTTATTGGTTGATCTATTTGGAAATTTCCAATAATAAAGAATTTCTGAAGTCTTGAAATTATTTTTTGAACTATAAGGTTCTTATTAGTTAACGGTTCTGTAACTATCTCAAATTCAACACCGATGTTTACTACAGGTGCATCAAGAATATCAATCGCATCAGATATCATTCTAAATTCATTCAAGTAGGTAATTAGGTTTTCTTTCAGGGAATCAGGAGATACTGTGAGAGATCCTTCTGAGTCTCTACTGATAATGAATAGCTGGGCGGCTAATGGGTTGATTGGGTTTGAACGAACGCCAGCCCTAAAGACTCTTCCGAAACTACTTGGCATAGTATAAACTCTTGCTAAGAGGTCTTCTCTTGTTACAATTCTTGACTGAGAATTTCTAGCAGAAGGAACCTTTGTTTTCAGCTCATTTATTGTTGGGGCATTTTCTCCACCACGTGCAGGAAACTCATTGTCGACAGAAGTTGTTGCTCTTACTTGAGAAGCTATAGCTGCTTGAGGAGTACTAGGAAAACTCATCAATAGAGTAGATATGGTCTGTATTGTTGTAGATGACACATTGTGACTCAATCCACCACCGTATCTGTAAGTTACTGAAATCGTTACTCCCTGAGGGGCAATTCCCAAAGTTCTTGTATCTAACAAACTATTTGGATCAATCGAAAATCTTTGAAAAGTATTTTTTCCATAAAGTGGTACAGCGAACTCACTTGGGTCTGGGATTATGTCATTATCTAAACTGTTCGCGGTTCCACCACCAAATCGCATTGTTGAAAGTCTTGTGCTGATGCTTGTATCTAAAGTAAACCTGAATGGAGCTGGCGCCATCTCCAATAACTGCTCTACAAGATTGGAGTCAGAACGAGGATTTGGCATACCTTTAAACACTGTATCTTGAGTCAAAGACCCAACTCGATAATAAACATTTCCGTCACTATCAACAACGTCGCTTATTTGAGTAACATTTTCGCTATCAAGAGTAATTGTTCTAAACGGTACAAAATTGTTTGGAATAATAAATGTTTCAGTTCGAGAAAACCCAGATACTGCAAGACCTTTCAGGCTCATGAGTAATGTTCTTGGAGATCCATCTGCGTTTGTTTCGCCTATTTTTATTTCAGCAACGAAATTTCCGTCTTCGTTCTTTTTTGAAAAATCCAAATTTTCTGTCAATTCAAATCTTGTTCCATTGTTTGCAGCAGCTATTGTGCCCTGTAGGATAATGGGAACAGCTGTTGGGTCTGGCTCGAAAATAGCGCCAACCTTTACCGCTGGTATTTCGATAAAGAATGAAAGTTCAACAACTGCTGGTGAATTTCCTGTAATATCAACACCAGCATCCCTTATAAGATTTTCAATATTATCAGACTCTACAGCTGTATCAATAAAAAGCTCTCCAAACTGATGATCCAAATAAAATGACATAACATCGCCAGTATAGGCTGCTAAGTCTATCAACATGCCACCCATTCCAGCTTCAGAGAAGTCCTGAATCCTATCGGGATAAAATGCCCGTGCATACTGAATTAAATCAGATCGCAATGAGCTAAAGTCTTTATTTAGAAAATTCCTTTGACGAACAGGTAAAACCCCTTTTTTTGTATTAATAGGCATATATCATTAAGCTCCAATAAAGAAACGGGCTTCCAATCCTTGATTGGATATTCGAAGAGAAGGCACACTATAAAATATCCTTAAAACAACTTTTGCGACCGCTTCATTGTCGAAATTGTCAATAGTTCTTTCCATCTTATCCAAACTTACATAAGGCATAAATCTAGAAACAGCAGTCTTGATACGCGTAAGAAGCTCATTATCAAAAATATCAGAACTTAATTCCAAAGTTAATTCTCTCAAATTTGCTCCAAAATTATATAAACCAAGGCGCTCGCCATGATTAGTTAATATTAAATTTCTAAGATTGTCACGAATTTGCTTGCCAATATCAAAATGCATAGCAAATATCCCTTCGCTGCCTTGACCTAATCTCATTGGTGTTCTTATCCCTAATGGCCGATTCTCTAAAGGATTAGGCTGTTTAGGCGTAGTTGTTTGAATTCCAACGCTTTTAAAGTCATATGTTTTTACTTCTGCCATGAATTAAGCCTTATCTATAGTTATTCTTCCTATGGGACTTATTCTGAACGAACTTTCTTAGATGCTGATGAAATACTTCCAAAGTCTGCGGGTGGTCCTGTTGGTGGAACTACAGATCCTGGAACAAGTGCATTGACATATACGGCAATTTGAGTCAGCGCTGTTGTTACTTGGGAAATCCAAGCTAACATGCCAGGATCCGCAGACGCCTTGTCAGTCAATCTAGCTACTCCCAATGACGCATTAGCATTACCTAAGCTGATGGACCTCCCTCCTACAAGCCTAATGTTTCCTGAAGAATCCATAACAATTGCTGACTCTCCAGATCTAAGCTTTAGATCTTGCCTTGCATCAACCCTAAATTGATCCGTAATAACACCTAATGCAGGCTTATTCCCAATTGTGGGAGGTACTCCAGGAATCAACATTTTCATATTTAGGTCAATATCTGTTTTTGCAGATACATAAACCCTTGTCTTGTCATTTATGAAATCAGGGTCGCCCTCACGAACATTTTCTTTCTTTTTCCTTTTTTCTGGAGTCTTGTCAGTCTCTTTGTCTCCACGACTATTCTCAATAGACACAGGGGCTGTTGGAGTTCCCTCTTGACCATATCCAACCACGATATCTATTGTTGGAGAATTTTTCTTTGGAGGATCTGTGGCTGCGCCAGTTCGATCCATTCCAAAAACAATTCTAGAACCATTGCTTCCCTGAACAACCTTATCTCCAGGCCTTTTTGTAAATCTAGGAACAGCCTCCTTAATGATCATCTTATTAGATTTGGCTTCTTTATCTATTTTCTTATAAGAGTCTCCACCTGCTAAGGTGTGTTGTTCCTCATCATCGCCTCCATTTACAAAATCGGGTGGTGGTGGTGTTTCGCCAATAAACTTATCTCTCGTAGAAAGCCCATCATTATGTTGATACTTTCTATCTGCATGAGTAAAGTTTAGGTCATCTGTATCCATTGGCTGAGGCACTCGTCTCCACCAATACCCAATTTGATCGTTTACCTCATAATCAACAAAAAAAACAAATACGTGCTCGCCTGGCTTTACGGGCTCTGCGTCATAAATTCCCATTGGGAATAGTATTCTAGGAGAAGAGTCAAAATGATCTTGGTTTCTAGTTATAATTCTTCCAACAATTGAATTTCTAGGTGCTCTTTTTACAAGTTCTGGGGTTAATGTGGATGACTCTAGATCAGATATTTCCTCACTACTTAAAATCTTCGGATTCACTAAAACATCTGTCACCACTGCTACATGAAGGACAGGAGCGCCTAACGTTCCTCTTTGACTCTCAATCTCTTCAGAAATATCCGACTCATTCTGAAGAGCCTTTCGAGAACCATTAAATCCAGAACCAGACATTTTAGCCTTTTTGACCTCTCATCTTTTCCATTTCTTGAAATAGATCATGTGGACTCACTTCTGCTTCTGTCTCTTTATCCTCTAAGGCCTTTTGAACAAGGTTTGACAACTTAATAAGTTGCTCATTAGACTTCTCCATCCTCTCAAGATACTTTGTCAGTTGAACGCCCAACATTGCATGCTTGTCAGAATCTTTCATCACATGCGGTAAAAGGTTCATAAAGCACAAGTTTGCACTCTGTCTATCAGATATTGCATTCTTATAGATCTGCCTCCAAAGCAACTTATGCTTTAGATTTGTTGATTCTATTGACTCCAAAAGATCATCAAAATCTTTTAGCATCTTCTCATGTTCTTTTTTGCTAGAAGATTCCAAAGTCATCATTACCCCTCAACTCTTTGTAGTGTTTTTTTATAACGGCCATATTTGTTGTCAATTGCTTTGCACTCAAACCTGTCATTTCACGAATGTAAAAGAATACCGCTCTTTTATTCAGAAGGTCTACTTGCTCAATGTACTTAAATATGAAGATAATTGATTCTATCGTCTTAATCTCAGACTCATTTTTCAATCTTGTTCTTATTTCTGCTAACAATTGAGCAATTTCATCATTAAACTCTTTACTAATAATCTGATCATCTGGGGATGGTACAGTGTAATGGTCTACTAATGCTTCTTGTTCCGACATCTGCATAGAGTCAGGTGCATCTAAACTCACATTTCTTTTTGTTTTTGTAAGTCTATTTTTATTTTTAATGATTAAAAAGTTTTTTGCAACAATATTGAAGTAAGAAAATGCTTTCGTACCTCTTTCTGACTTATATTTTAGTAATGTCTGATATAAAAACGTAATACAGTCAGACTTTAGATCCTCGAATGAGTCATGGTGACCTTGAAATCCATGTATAAAAATTAGATTTTCAACCAACTTATCAAAAGATGGTTGAATTTCTGACTGATATATTTTTTGCTGTTCGTTCTTATCTTCTTTTCTATACTTAAATGCGACGATCGAAGCCTGTGTGTCATCATTGAAGTAAGGCTTTGTTCCTTTCTTTCGTCGTCTTCCTACTCGTCTCTTTCTAACCTTCTTCTTTCCTAATAATGTACTCAATTCATTTATTCTTCTTCTGATAAATAATCAGGGTCGCCGCCGAGAGCAAGGGTATCATCATCCTCGCTAATAATTTTGTCCATTGGCTCTGAACCACGTGCTAAAACATTTGCTATTATAAGCAAATCTTCTTTTGCTAACCTTACCTCATTTAAGAAATTTCTTACATAAGGATCCTCAGAAACAACTCCTGGAGTGTTTTCAAAAACTCTATCCATATTTCCGTATCTTGTATCAACTCTATCCATGCATTTTTGTAAATTATCCTCAATATTCACCAACATCTTTCCAAAACGAATATTGAAATTTATTGAAACAAATAATGCTGATATAAACAGCATAATAACTATAGAGAAGAGTATTACCATAAAACTATATCTTTAAGCATTCTATCATATTTCTTCTCAATAGAAGACTGAGAGTATTCATCTCTTATGTTTTTACCAAGTTCTACAGCCCATTCCTTCGGACTTTCAGGCATCGTTCTAAACTTTTTTAGAACTTTCTTTGCAGATATCTCTCTTGGTTCTGCCCACTTAGAACCTTCCATAAAGATACTATTATCGATTTTGGAAGAGTCAACATTTACCAAATCATAATCAACTGGTAAGAACTTTCCACGATTCATAAAGTCTAGGTGGCCAGACCAATTAGTTGCTATAACAGGGAGATTAGAAGCTGCTGCTTCTAATATTGGCAATCCATAACCTTCTCCACGAGTAAGGCTGACAAGAGCCTTGATCTTAGGATGACGATAAAGAGAACTAACTTCTGAATCTTTCATAAATCCATGCAAAAAATAAACAGGAGGAAAATCAGTTGAACCTCCCCTTATTTGAGACAATGTTTTATTAATGGTGTCCTTTGTTATACTTCTATCAAATGCTGAATTTCTAGCACTATTGGTTTTAATGATAATTCCAACATCTTTATCTTTCTTGAACGTTTCACATAGCCACTTTAGTGTCTTATATGTATTTTTTCTATCTGTTGAGTCTCTATTTCCAGTCAACTGTCCATAAATCAAAAAGTTAAAATCAGTATCAATGCTTGATAACTTATCAAGATCAGAGTGATTTTCTTCAAGAATGCTATCGATAAATGCTTCAGGTATTACAATAATCTTTTTTTGTACAGAACCACTTCTCTCAAAGGTGCTCTTTACATGCTCAGATGGAACAATTACTAAATCCATCTTATTTATTGAGTCAATCCACTCTTTATTACAAATATCTGTCTCAACTCCTGCTGTGACCCCAATGTTGAATCTGGCTATAGAAGCGTCCCACTCATTAGGCAATTGAACTTGAATAGAAATGTCTGCGGCGCTCTGACTTGGTGCAGTATGTTCCATAATAGTCTTTACCAGTCCATTGCACATATCTTGATTGATCATCCAAGAAGTATTTCCCCAACTAAGAGTCTGGACATATATTTCGTACTCACTCTTCTTTGTCATAAGCCAACGAAATATTTGTCGTGAATGGACTCCATAGCCAGAGATTGTTAATACGGGTGCTCTTAAAATAATTTTTTTCATACAATGTCCTTAATCTTTATAGTCCCAACAGTCCCGCTGGATGGAGCCCTTAGCAAAATAGTTCCCACATCAATCTCTGATGTTTCAATAAGTCCAAAATTGGACCTTCTTAGAAGCTTTGCTGATGTTGGGTGTATATAAGCTAAAATATTTTCATCAATAGTTTTTGCCTCTTTTGCCCACGCGCTAATAAGAAAGAACAATTCGCTATTCCAATCGTCTATAGTTCCACCATACAAAGGAAGAATGACCCCAGTCTTTTCTTCTACAGACTCACCTGTCTCAGGTATGAGGTATTTTCCAAGATTTGCTGACCAGAACCAAGTGGTCGAAGACGACTCCATCAATTCTTCTAATGAAAGTTCTTTTCCATATATCTCATTTCCTAAATAGTCTGTAAGTTCGGGGCATATATGTTCTCCACCAGCAGACAACAATTTATTATAATAAGTTTCCAAATTAAGATTGTCACCACTATAAGTCACAGTAGTGTAAAGGTCTTCTAAGAGTTCAATTATAGATTTGGCCTTGATTTCTGTATCAAAAACACTTTTTACTATTAGATTCTTTAAAGTTTCTGACATGTCCAATCCTCACGATATTCTTTCCAAGTATCCATTGTTTCACTAAGTGTTCTATCCCATTCTGAAATGGTTTTATCTAAAGAAAATTCAGATCTGGCATATTCCATAGCCTTTAGTCCAATCTCCTTTCTTTTTTCTGGTCCCCACTCATACATTTCCAGAATAGATTTAGCAACCTTCTCATTGCTAACATGATCTTCGTAGATATATGGAACCATTTGACTACCTACAAGATTTCTAACATCTGGGTCTAGTCCTATTCCATTATAGGAACCATCTCGATGATCCTCCACTTGTCTAGTCATTCCACCCGTCTTCAAAGCAATAATAGGTTTACCACACATCATTGCCTCAAGCGTTCCAAGGCCGAAGCCTTCATTGCAAGAAATATTTATGTAAAAATCAGAAATATTATGAAGAGTATTCATCTGTTGAAAATCAACTCTATCTGTTGAAAAAGAAACATTGTTTGCAAGTCCAAAATGCTCAACAATCTTAAATAAGTTTGGACCCTCATTATCCATTGGGTCTGTATGCATTAGAAGAGTTGCATCACGATGACCGTACTTTTCTTCAAGTTCATCTAGAAAGATAGACCATGAGGCAATAACATCTCCTGGCATCTTTCTTCTAGCATTCCTATTAACCCAAAAACCAACGAAGTGATCTTTTCTAGATTCTCCAAGAATTTGTGCTTTCGCATTTCTTAACTCTTCCTCTTTATCTTTTGGTACTGGGCTAAAGATTCTTTCTGGAACTGCATGTGGTATAAAATTTGTCATTCTTGGAAAATTTTCACTTACCAATGAAAATGTTTTATATGAATGGCAATTACAAAGATCTACACCTTCATATATTGGCTTATTGAAGGCAGGCCAAGGATCGTTATCCCAAACATGCCACCAAGTTATTGGACATACTTGATGAATTTCGTCTTCCAATTCAAAAATATGCATGAAGAATCTGGGATCTGTAAATAATACTATTGCATCCGGCTTTTCTGTCGCCATGAGAAATCGGATCATATTCTTATCTCCAAATCCATCGATTGGACGAATAATCCAGTCATCATTTACCTTTACTGTTCTATAGTCATTGTGCTTAATCGCAGCTCCAAGACATCTAAACGTATACTTACCCGTCTTTAAAAGTCCCTCAATCAGATACCGAGCTTGACAACCTACGCCGGATGTTGATAGTGGATGATCTGATATAAATAAAATCTTTTTCTTCCGCACGTTTCATTATAACAAGCAGGACCACTATGTTTACAATACTAACGCATACTTATTGAAGTTTTTTATGGACAATGCTTTGTTCCATTGAAGTCACAAAATCTACATGCACCTTGGTATTGAGGATTACCATACTTCCATTTCTTAAATGACTTTCCACGCTTAACGTGTCCAAGCATATTGTTCAATACAGTTATTGATTTCTTTCTATCCTCTTCTGTTATCTTAAAGGTGAAAAAGTCAATTCTTTCGGGAGCTAATAACTCACGATTAAGAATAACAAATCCACAATTTATTTTTTCAGGATCTATATTGTGTTTCTTGCTCCAAAAATGATTATAAAAGATAAGTTGCATTTTTAGCTTATCATCTTTTCGCTTGTAATCATTCCATCCATTGGCGGAAGTTTTCCAGTCGATAATCCAGTACTCATCGCCATGCTTAATAATTGCATCAATGAATCCCTTAAACTTTACGTTTGTGTGAACGCCAGGAATCGGCTCCATCAAATCTTCTTCAGCACGGACAGCTTCCCAACCAGGAAATCTATCCTCCAACCATTCAGGGACCTTATCAAGAATAAGGTTTGAACGCTCAAGCCAAAGACTCATCTCGGGCAATTCATGCTCTTCCCAAGACTCCTTGATAAGATCTAATGAAATCTCATGCTTCATTTCTCTTGTTTCTATATAATCTTCACAAGATGCATGAACAGCTGTTCCAAAATTTGTATAAACATTCTCTTCAAAGAAGTCTAGCTTTTCAATATGTTTTTTCTTGTGTAAAAAACTACAGTCTACGAAGTCCTTAACTTCTGAGAAGGAAACATGCCCCTTCTTTGTCTTTAACTCAATTTCAGATATATGAACCACTTTCTATTATACTATAAGCAATTCTTTTTTTATTCTTCTTCACTTACAGCACGCCCCTTCATACCTTCCCAGTCCCTATCGTCTCTCACGCTATTATTTTTAGCCCAGACAGCATCTAGCATAGTAGTGTCGACACCAAGCGTAGAAGCTAAATAAATAATAGCCTTGAGGTCTTTTGGGAAGCAGTGCCCACCAAATCCAAACGAACCATCTGGTCCTGGGACGTTCCAATGAGATTCTCCTAGCCGCTTGTCAAATTGTGAAATCTTTATTGCGTCAGAATAATTAATCCCAATTGATTGGCAAATCTGATAAATCTCATTTGCGAATGAGACCTTAGTTGATAGAAAGGTATTGGTTATATACTTGACCATCTCAGCAGTTGTCGTGTCTGTTTTGACTATTCGAACATATGGAAACGCCTTTCTAAACACGCCTTCTACTCTTGTAAGCGCACGATCATCTTGACCACCTAATATAATTCTATCCTGATTCTTGAAGTCTTCAAGTGAATTTGCCTCTGTAAGAAACTCGGGATTAAAGACCAACTCTATACCACACTCAAGATGCTCGCTTAAGTAAACGCATGTCCCAGGAGGAACTGTGGATTTTAGAACAATTGTCTTTACTTGGAATCTTTGAGTTTCTTTTATAATTTCTTTAAAAGAATCTGACAACTCCTTCACAACACCTTCCACAATGGACATATCAGACTCGCCGGTCTTTTTCATGGGTGTTGGAACACATAAGAATATAGTGGTCGCCTTACGAACAAGGTCTTTCAAGCTTTTTTCAGTTGATAATTCTTCTACAAACTTATCATAAGTCAATACGTTGAAATGGTCTTTTAGCCCTTCTCGAACTGCACTACCTACAAAACCTTGCCCAATTATGCCTACTGATTCTAACATATTCCCATTATACAACATGATAATTATTTTTATAACTATTTTTTTACAACTTCAACGACAAAAGAGTCTAAAGGCTCCATCGTAGCCTGTCTTGTGGTTCTGTATCCAGCCTTCTTGACAGTATCTACAGGAGAAAAACTAGCTGTAATTGTTTTTTCATAAAAAGCTCCAAGCTTAGACTCCCACATCCCACCATCTAATAAGCATAAGTGAGAATATCTTTCATGATACTTGTCTCTAAAATCTTGCTCGCAAAATTCACCCTTTATAAGAAGCTCATCAAGAATCTCCTTTGTTGCATCTATCCTATTTAGATTGGGTATTTGAGCTAGAAAGTTAGACTTGTACATCCTGTTATTGTAGCCACTAATTTTCTCAAAGGAAACAGGCTCTCCCGTTACTGAATTTATTTGGGTAACCCATGCGTACCTTTTAGATTCTTTACTTTGACTATTCTTATCATACAATGCTCGGTCTTTTACGCTAAACTCTTGACACCTAACAGACCCAAGATCTTTATGATCTAATAAAACCTGTTCACAATAAGGTAGCTGCTCTAAGTCGTAGTGCAAACAGTCAGACTCTATCGTGTATGCAAATTCTAAATCTTTTGGAATAATTTCCTTATAGTTGTGGAGCATCCAGTGCACTCCTGACCACAACCCAACATTGTCCTTAGATTGTAATATTCTTGGAAAATTCTTTTTCAATAGTTCTAACGTACCAGGATACTGGGAGTTGTTATCCCAGACAATTAGGTTGTCAAAAAAACTTTTATCTTTTTGTTCAACGAGGTTTTCAACTACCTTTTCCAAGACATCAAAGCGAGTCTTTTCCATACAGCACGTTACAAGCATAAAAAGAGTATTTTTCATTAGGTTTCCTTTACTGCCTTAGCTAAAGAGTTCTTCCAACTATCTTGTTGTCGGATTTTTTCGACAGCGGTTTTAGTTAATTCATTCTTCTTACTAGTAGACATTTCCATTATTTCACAAATTTTCCACTTGGCATCTGCTACAGACTCAAATGTCATTATTGTTGGAATATCACTCACCCCATAAGCCTCTGATTCTTCTTCGTAATCTCTGAGAACGAAACAACCCTGACTTGCAGCCTCAATTTCCTTAACCCAAATTCCATTATATGGAATGGGCTTACCATCAATTACGAATACTCGCTCTTCACTATGTACGTAAATCTTATAGTAAGAAAGTGCATCTAAAAAGTCTCTATAGTTTGATGGAGTCGTATCTATTTCTACCTTCTTCTTAGTTTCAAGAGGGTCTGAAGACATTCCGAACGAATAATCTAACTCTTCAAAAAACTTTTTTCTATGAGGATGTAACTTTCCCTTAAATCCTAGATCTACACGTCTATCTTCCCATGGTCTCCACTGACAATATTCAGGCAATACACCCATTTGAACAAATGTGGTGTGAACACCTAATTCTTTTCTAATGAAGTCTGCCCACCACTTCGACGTAACAAAGAAAGACTTAACATTAAGTTTTTCGCTGGCAAGCTGGTAAGAACCCTTATATGGACCATTGTCAACAAACCCTTCCCAAGGATCCTGGTCATAAAGAATTACCTCACTTCCATTTAGAAACGTGGCTAAAGAGTCAATGTTTTGAAAAACTGTTCGTGCCTTCATTGAGCAAAAAAACTTTGCATTATTTGAATAACATTTAGATTTCTTAACTTGATCTAAATTTATAAAAGTTACGTCAAACTCTTTCTCTAGAGTTTTTCGCATTTGATGTTGAAAACAGTTCGTTGAAATGTAATCAATATTGTCTATTAGCCAATATAATTTCATGTTAGGTAGTATGTTTTTTCCTTATAAACCTTTTCAAAAAGATCAATAAATTCTTTGTCACAATAGTTCATTTTGTTATGAGGAATGTCGTTGCAACGTTCCGAACCCCTAAGTGCCCATATCCTAGCAATGCCACCTTCTTTTTCGTGAGCATCTTTGATTAGAGCCATAGTTCGATCTTGTCCCTTTGCCATTCTATGAAGATCATAATGAAAAGCTTGCTCTGGGCTTGGATCTTGACAGTGATATCCAGCTGGTGCCATGAACTCGACCTTACGGCCCTTCAAAACAATATCGTGACCAACCTCAGCTCCTCGATCACAAAATAGGCTGTCTTTCGATGTGCTAAAAGTCATGTCTGGGAGAAACAATTTAATCCTGCTATTTCTACATTTGTAGAATAGTCATGAAGAGGGATCTGCATGCCCGTGATCCTCTTATCACTTGTCATCAATTCTGCCGCCTGCTGTAGAACGCCCTCCCTCAAGACAGTATCTGCGTCGACCTTAACAAACATGTCGTAGCAGCTCCTAACAGTGTTCCACTGGTTCCACAGAATATTGTGAGCCTCAAGCTCCGACTTACCCTTGATTATGGAGTGTGTTACCTCCACTCCTTTTTGAGAAGATATAGCATCACAGCACTTCTCAAATTGAGGCTCATTAACATAAAGTGTTCCGACAAATACTTTTGGAGTCTTTTTCATATAGTCTTTTCCCACGTTTTCTTCATTAGAAACATACAATACTGATTGTAGTATTTATCATCTCGATATAAAGATTCGACAGAAATTCCTTCTACCGAGAAACCAATATCAGAATATACCCTTCTTGCAATTGTGTTATATTCTGCTGTTGTTAGTCCTACTCGATGCAATCCAAGATCTGAAAAACAATAATTAAGCATTGTCTTCCACATTGTTTTTGCCAAACCTTTTCCACGATGACTTTCGTGAATATCTGCTCCTAAAACGCAATTCCTGTTTTCAGTATCTACATTATAGAATTTACAAAAACCAATACTCTTCCCTAATGGATCTGATATTTGTTCGCAAAAGATTTTTCTAGGATTCTTTTTCTTATTAAGAGACTTCCACCAATTCATATGGCTTTCCATGGTAATAGGAGATGGATCCGTTAAGTTTCTTAATACCAATGGATCATTGTGAAGCTCAACAAGCCATTCATGATCATCCTCTTCAACATCTCTAAGATAATACATACTCATTTACCTTGTTGGCAATTTTTACTATTTCTGACTTCTCAAGCCACCATCCACATGGAAGAGATATTTGGCTTTCGTAAAATTTATCTGTTTCAGGCAAATCTACATACTCATCTTTAAAACAACTATAATAATGGTTAGGGACATGAACAAGTCCTGCTTGTATTCCATCATCATTTAATTGCTTTATAATATTGTCTCGATCTTCAACTGAAGTACCTTCTGGTGTTAGGATTGTATGAACCCAGCACGTTGGGTACGCATCCTTAGGATATTGAAGTCGACCAATAGCAGGGTCCAAAATCTCATTATATATCGAAGCATTCCTTCGATGAACACTTATTATCGATCTAATTTTTCTAAGCTGTGTTATTCCAATAGCCGCAGAAAGGTTATTCATGTTGTATTTGAATCCAGCCTCCAATACGTCGAAATCCCAAGCCTGGCCTTTCCACGAACCTTGCTCATCCTTTGTTGCTTCTCGATCAATCCCAAACCACTTTAGAGAATTTGCCCTGTGAGCATCTTTTTCATCTTTGCACACAAGCATTCCTCCGTCGCCTGTCGTCAGGTGCTTTATTGCTTGAAAACTAAAACATGTATAGTCAGCAAAATGATCTACAAATTTCCCTTGGTATCTTGCACCAAAAGAATGTGCCGAATCTTGAATAAGTTTTAGATTGTATCTATCACAAATTTCCCTTAATGCCTTTAGGTCGCATGGGTATCCACCCCAATTCATACACATAATAGCTCTAGTATTATCTGTTATTGCAGCTTCGACACTTTCTGGATCTAAGGTTCCAGTTTTGGAATTAATATCTGCCCAAACTATTTTAGCTAACGAATTCTTAATTGGTGTATTCGTGGCAATACATGTCATGCTTGTTGTGATAATCTCATCACCATCTTTTAGATCCAATAAGTGTAGTGCTGTTTCTAGTGCGCTAGTGCACGCATTCATAAGAACAGGGTATCCATCAACCCACACTCTCATTCCATTAAGAAACTCTGTAACCTGATCTCCCTCATTAATAAACCCAGACTCTAAAACTTTCTCAATTCCCTTTAGGGCTTCTGGTATATCTACATGAACTTTGAATAAGGGGTAAATCATTCCTTTTCTACCCTTATTTCCTCAATAGATGCGCCCTTAAATCTTGACAAATCCCAATCTAAAATTCCAAGAGAATTTAGGTACTTCACTAAATCATCCTTAGTCATAAGATCGTCCTCGCTTGTATACTCAAACGTCTTATAATTGTAGACCTTGCTATCCCAAGCAGGCTTTACGACATATCTACCACAATCCTCAACAACCCTTAGTGACTCTACTGTGTTTATCAGGGATTCGTGTAGCTTTTCTCCTGGCCTTATTCCAGTTACCTTTACTGTCTTATTGTAAATATCTCCAAAAATATCAGCTAAATCCTTGATTTTCATTGCGCGGAGTTTTGGAATCCACATATCTCCATTTTCTGCCTTTTTCAAAGCATCTAAAATTAGATCAATACTATCATCTAGTGTCATGATAAATCGAGTCATTTCATCGTGAGTCAATGTTATTGCGGGAGCGTTCTCTCCAAGGTATTTGAATAGTGGAATTACAGAACCTCTAGACTCTAGAACGTTGCCATATCTGACGGCTATATATCTAGTATCAGATGATGAGCGAGACCTTTCAGTAACGACTCGTTCAGCAATACTTTTGCACATACCATAAACATTTATTGGAGAACACGCCTTATCTGTTGATACCATCAAAACTGTCCTAGGAAGTCTTGGGTGCACCATGTCTGTCTGCATAGGGACAGCCTCACAAGCATCCACAACATTCTGTACTCCTAGGATATTTGTTTTTATGCTCTCGCTTGGAAAATTTTCACATGTTCCAACTTGCTTTAGTGCTGATGCAATTATTATTGTTTGAGGATTTACCTTTTTTATGGCTCTTTCTACTGCCTGATAGTCTCTCATATCACCCACAATAAATTGAACCTCCCACTTTGAAGGTATTGCATTCTTAATTGTCCAATGTTTTCCTTCATCACGAGAAAATACGACAACATCATCACTCGGACCAAGGCGATTAATTAAGGCCTTTCCAAGCGATCCAGTTCCTCCAAAAATTAAGTATCTCATAACCTAATTTACATTATACAAAAGAGTTTTTATATACCCTCTTTCTTGAATCTTTCCAACAAATCAAGACGATATTCTTGAGATATAGCTACAACTGACGCTCCTTCAACTAAATCAACCACTATTCCACTAAAGTAATCTTCAATAAAAGATTTTGTTAATGGAGATAAAAATACCATCAGAAAAGGTTCGGGGTTTATGTTTTTAACAAGTATTGACTCCAAGCCCTCTCTTAAGTTAGAACAATTATTGACAACAACACTGTACTTATTTGGAGGAATTCTAAAGGACTTTCCACAAAGAAGGGTTATGTTCTTATGCTTAACTACGTCTCTACATACATTTGTAAAATTTTGCGGATCTTCATCAACACCATATAATGAGCTAAAGTGATCCTTTATGGCTATGAGCCTTTCAGATGACTGTGTTCCCAACTCTAGGTATGCGGATTTTGGAAATCCCTTTCCAAACTTAATTAAAACTTCATTCAAATTCATTTTTTTTCACTAAATCTCCTTGTTGAGCAAAATACAGATAATCGATATCTGTCCCTAAAAAACACCTAAAGGCATCTTCAGGTGTTTCAACAATTGGTTCCCTATCATTGAATGATGTGTTTAGAACTAAAGGAACCCCAGTTATCTCATAAAAGTAACTGATAAGATCATAATACCAGGGATTTGTTTCTTTAGTTACACTTTGTATTCTCGCGGTTTGATTAAAGTGCTCAATAGCTGGAGCTTTTCCAATTTTATCTTCTTTTATTTTGAAAACAAAACCCATATAAGGACTATGAAAATAATTTTCAAACCATTCTTCCCCATGCTCTCCCAAGATTGATGGCGCGAAAGGACGATACCATTGACGATGCTTTACCTTTTCATTGATCATCGCCTTCATGTCTGGCAAAGCTGGGTTGGCTAAAATGGATCTGTTTCCTAGCGCTCTTCTACCAGATTCGCTCGAACCATTATATACGCTAATAATCTTTCCATCAGCTAACAGTTGAGCAACTTGTCGATCTGTTACTTTTTCTACATTGACCTTATCTTTATAGGAGTCGTAACATTCAACTAAATCTATTTCATATCCGCCTTCTCCTAGATAGGGAGAGCAAAATTCCTTATCATACACCCTATCGTTATCTAAGATTGTATGATAATGATATTGCGCAGCTCCTATACTCAATCCACCATCATAAGGAACGGGCGGGATAAAAACATTCCAATCTTTTGGAAGAAAATCTTTTACCTTACCCATAGAGACACTATTAAGAGAAACTCCTCCAGAAAAGCAAATGTTTTTAATGTTCGAACCATTTGCTTGATTGAATGACATTGCCTGCTCAACAAGGGTTTCTAAAAATTCTTCGGTTACCCTTTGAAGAGCTGCTGCTAAATTGTATTTTTCCTGATCATCTTCTGCGATCAGTCTAAACTTATTCAGATAGGGGTGAACAACCTCTTCTTCAGGTGGCACATAGACGCCCCTGAGAGCATTTGAGGGAGCTGTAACAGCAAATTTGTGATCCTTACCCATCATCAAAACAAGTTCGTTGTAATATTTGTCAGAGTCTCCTAGAGCTGCCATTGCCATGACCGAACCTGCTTGATGTCCTCGTGGATATCCTGACCACAATTTAAAAACCCATCTTGTCATTCGACCCCATAAATCTCCCAATGAAAAAATTTCGCTAGGTATACTAAAAATCTTTTTCATATGATTTTTTTTGCAAACATAAATCGATACAGACTCTCCATGTTCATCGTCTTCCATTCCAGCATTGTCGATAGATATTGAAAAAGCTTCATCATATGGGGATGAAAAATAAGAATTTGCAGCATGACATAAGTGATGAGAATAGAATCTGACCTTTTCCTTAGGAAGTCTGTCATGTGTGTCATAAGTGTTTCCACCTCCTCTTTCAAGATTGTAAGAAGGCATTGGAGACACAAACTGATCTACGTCTTCAAGAGTCATGTTTCTAGGATGTAAAAATCTCTCCTCAAAAAGTTTAAGACTGTCTCCTCCTGACTCTTTGATTCGAGTATATCTTTCAAACTCTGTATGTTCTATAACCTTTCCGTCTTCCAATACAGCGTAGCCGCCATCGTGAGAATTCATTAATCCAACTATAATCATTTCATTACCTCTACAAACATTTTTTCAAAAGAATCAAACCCATTAGGGATAAAAAACTTTTCTACATTTTTAAAATTATAATCTAAAACTTCTTCACTTGATACATTATCTCTTGTTAAGATGTTCGAATTTTCAACTAAACAATCTTTATGAAGTAATTCGGGAGCATATCCAACATGTGTAGAAAGTATGGGAGTTCGTGTAGCTGCACATTCAAAAACAGCCTGTGGGCCACCCTCAAAGCGTGAACCTACGAAATATAGGTCTAGCATATTGTAAAAATCATTTAGCCTAGTAAAATTTGGAAGTTCAGAATAATGGTATCTAATATTGGATTTCTTAAGTCTGGATTGAACATATTGTCTTCGCCAACCACCAAGCAAGACCTCTACATCTTGATGAGTGCTAGACAAATCTTCAACAAAATCACAAAATACATCTGGGCCTTTTTCAAGTTTGGGAGTCTTTAAGTCAAAGCCCTCAGTATCTCTTTGAAAGCTTCCAATCAAGTATGCTTTTTCTGATATGCCATACTCTTTTCTTAGTTTTTCTTTTTCTTTTGGATACCATATCTTATTATTTATCCAAAATGGAAAACAGTATATTGGCTTGTCAGTAAGATCTTCTATTTGCTTTTTCGTCAACTCGCACGGAACATGATAAGCATCTATAAATTTATCTCTGTCCTTAAAGTCCATTATTTCAGCAGATCGGAATTTGTCTGGTACTATGTGATGAACTGAGGCTATCACTTTCTTATTTGATAATGTTTCCCTACCTACATCCTTCCAGCACCAATCGGCTATTAAATACACTAGATCAGAAGACTTTGCATTGTCTACAGTTACGAATTTGGAGCTAGGATAGTTGTGATGTTCAACCCACTCTTTTACAAACCTATCGACGACCCAATTCTCATTAGGATTTAATAAAAACACTTTCATGAAAACACCTCAAGATATTTTTTAGCAACCTTTTCTATGTCGAGATAATCTGCCCTTACAAATGGCTTCTCTTCAGGTAAGGTGAAATTGCTAAAATTTAACTCATGTGGTAAATCATAATCCAAAAGCTCGAAATTGTAAGGTGTTGTTTCTGGAATAATTATTCCATTATCCCTAACGATTTCGCTAGTGCCTCCTGAGTCTGTACATATTACAGGACAACCTTCAGATAGCGCCTCTACAACAACATTTGGACAATGGTCTAGCCAGGCTAAATGAATCATGTAATCTGAATTTCTGTAAACCTTTAAGCACTCTTCGTGACTTACGCTTCCTTTAAATGCAACATTCTCTGTTAGGCTTCGATGCCCAGCCACGACTGCATTCTTTCCAAGAACAGTCATTTTTGCATCGCTCATTGTGTTTCTTATTTTTTGAAAAAGTCGAAGGTTATCTTCTAACCTTTTTTGAGGATGCCAATTTGCACTACATACAAATCTTGGGGTTGAGCTATGGGTGAAAGATGATTCGTATTTTTCAATACCATTGTGAATCACGTGAACATTGTCTCTTTTTCCAAACCATTTTTCAATCATCTGCCTATCGAATTCTGACTGAACGATAACTGCATCAACATGATCGTATGCGTTTTTTATAAATTTGTTGTTTTCTTCAAAATTATCTGGAGAGAACCATATTCCATCAACCCTTAATATTTTTTTAGATTCTGGTGCTGGTCTGTTTCTTGGAGAGATAAAGCACATATAAACATCATATGGTTCTGAGTACTTGCTTATGGTATGACCCATCTTGAGAAACTGTTTGGCAAGCCTACTGCCAAATGAATTTGGTCCAGATGTTGATTCAAAGTCAACATTGTCAAAATATATTTTCATCTATGTCTACCGACTATCGTTTCAATATCTGTACCTTCAACCCATTCGGAATACTCTTTTTTAGAGATGCCTAGATAGTCATACAGTCTTTCTCTTGAACTAAGGTCTCTATACCACATTCTAACGAAATCGTCTATTGATGATGTTTCCTTTTTACCACTTATAACTAATTCTAAATATTTTTTCATAATTCTTTCCACGGTCCTTCTAAGAAATTATTGCAAATTTTACAAATCTTCATAAGGACCCTCCTGCATTATTTTTTCTTGAGGGTACTTTTTCTGTTCTCCGCTCTCATCTTGCGTCACAGACCACCCTAAAGGCTTCGCTATCTCCATAAAACTTACAGGACCAACAGACTCATGAATAAGACTGTCAACATTTTTTTCATAATACAGTCCACTTTCGTGAAAGCAAGAGTTGTATTCTCCAAATCTTTTACTCTCTCGTATGAATGCATACCCTCCTCTTTTATCATCCCAGACTGACAGTGCTAATGGAACATGTGTTCTGTAAGTCTGTCCATTTGGGAATTTTTCCTTGACCTTTCCGTCATACCAGTCTTCTGAACGACCCCAATAGGACTTATCGTGAGGCCAATCTGTGGGATATTCTCCAATATCATAAATTTCTTTTCTGTATATTCCAGTGGTTAGAAAATGCCTATCACTACGCCTCCAATACTTCCTTTGGTCTACTAGGTCTTTTCCAACAAGTCTTGGAGTCATGTCTAGAGTGTTTCTTAGCGTTACCTTCCTAACACCATAAATCTCCAAGCAGTAACAGTCTTCCATATCCCAGAAGTCATCAATGGCTTGAGACAATACTGACTTTGTTGCGATTAGCTGAGAATCGTCTTGCAAAAACATGATAGTCTCATTCTTGCTCATCTCAATCAACTTGTTTCGTGCAATGTACTCATCATTTATCCAATCTCTATCTTTAGAGTCGTAAAAGAACGATGAAACATTTCTCGATTCAAGGTAATCTCTAAGTCCGGGTTCTGTCGAACCCATATCAACAACACATACTTGAACATCGTCACCCTGAATGTCTTCAAGGGATGTAAGTAGAGCTTTTAGGTATTTGAGCCTATTGCAAGATGTTATACAAATACTAAGAGGTTTCACACCGTAAGTGTATCACATTTGATCAATTATTTGAAAATATCTCTTAGCACAGTCTTCCCAAGAAACATTCCATTCAGTATTTTTCAACAAAGTGCTTTCTGACTTGATCAATGTAAGAAGTTCTCCAAAAGTTCCATATACATTATCCATCCCGGCAAATTCGACAGCACCACCTCCGTCTCTATGTACGACGGTTGGCATGTTGCAAGCCATAGCTTCAATGATATGATTTGGACCTGGATCGAAGCGAGAAGCGCTGAT